CTGTTTTACATGCTTATTCAGAAGATAGGCAAGGAATTTATATTGGCAGCGATATTAATATTAGGCTGAATAAATCAGAAGTTGGTGGGAGCAGTCTTGCTGAATTGAATAACTGGTTAAAAGATAACCTAATTACGCTAATTTATCAATTAGCCACGCCTATCGTGACTAAGTTGCCAGCCCAAGCACCATTGCAAGTATTTGAAAATGGTACTGTTTATGTGGAACCTATAGGCGATGCTAGTGAAAGTACGTTGCCAAGCGTAGAAATGACTATCCCAACTGGAACCAGTAATAAGTTTGGTGTAGCAACTCATGATTATGGTGGGGCTGCTGCGGATTGGGAGTTAACTAACAGCGAAAGTAAGTGCTTTTTACTTGCTGTAAGTAATGCAGGGGGTTCGGCAAATATTATAGCTCCAGATGCTCCAGGGGTTATGTATGCAATTAGTAATGCTTCTGGGTATACCATAACTATAAAAATAAGTGGTGGAACTGGTGTAGCAGTAGTAAACAGTAAAACAGTATTGGTTATCCACAATGGAACTGATTATACTGCTTTAACAGCAGAATTATAAAGGAGGATTTTAAATTATGGCTATTATTGATAAAAAAATAACATTTACGGTGCAGGAGATTACAGATAAGGGTGAAATCGTCCTTATCAAATTTATTCCGACTATGCCAGATGGCGTGACTTGGTGTTCACCTGGTGACCCCTTGTTTGTAACTGTAGCAAAGAGTGAGAATTATTTGAGTGTTGGGGATAGCTTTGGTGAAGTAGTAATAGCACAGTATGATGATGGAATAGAAGAGGAACCACCAGTTGAATGAGAGTAATTTAAATCTTCTAGGTCAATATAAAATGTTCTGTCGAAACAAAGGATTGACTAAAGAAACTATTAAAGCTTTTGAGTGTGATTTAAAACTTTTCTTTTGGTTTGTTGGAAATAAAACAATAGAGGAGATTACCCATCAAGATATAGAGAAATTTATATTTTACTGTCAAGAAGAAAGAAGCAATTCTAATGATGCGATTAATCGTAAGTTTACCAGCTTAAATGGTTTTTACAAAACACTCATCAAAAAAGATTATATCAACATGGTTAATCCAATGGATAAACTAGATAAACCCAAATTAAGAAAAAAAGTTAAAGACTATCTTACAGAAATTGAAATAGAAAAAATATTTGCATATCTTCAAAATAAAAATGATCTTAGAGGTCTAGCCTTTTTTCATCTAGCCTATTCGAGTGCATGTAGAATCAGCGAAATATATCAATTAAACAGAGATAGTCTTGATATGCAAAATAGAGGGTTTAAAGTGTTGGGGAAAGGTGAAAAGGAAAGAGATTGTCTTTTTAGTGAAACAGCAAGAGAGTATATTCAAAAGTATTTAGATGACAGGAAGGATAATTTGAAACCCTTGTTTCTTTCCAGAGAAAATAATAGGTGGAGTAAGCGAGCTATACAGGTGTTTGTGAAAAACACAGTCAAAGCGGTAGGCATTAATAAACATATTACTCCACACTCCCTCAGACATAGTATATTAACTAATTTAAGATTGAAAGGGTGTCCCTTAGAAGATTTGCAATTGCTTGCTGGACACGAAAATATTGGTACTACTCAACAGCGATATACACATATTGGCTTAGAAGATATTAGAAACAAGTTTGATGGTTTCTTTACTAATCAAATATCGGAATAGCGATAGTGGAATAATAAATATTTCACAAATAAGAGATTACCCTTTTTAATTAAGAGTAATCTCTTATTTAATAAATCAACACCAATCTTTAATTTGGTTCAAATTTTCGCTTTGAAAACAAGAGTAAATCAAAGAAAAACGAAGAAAAACAGAGATTGAATTTTTAATATTTTAGGAAGAAAGAGATGATTTTTGAAAAGTTTAAAACAATTAGAATTTTGGTTAATAAGTGAAATTTATAATTTTAAAATTAATAATCACAATGAATATACAAGAATTTGGAGTAAGGGTTATTTGAAGGGATTAAAATATGTTTTAGAAAAAATTAAAAACATTAAATAAACAAAGACAGGATAAAAATGGGTATCCTGTCTTATTCGTTGTGGTAATTTATGCGGTAGATAAATCACCAAATAAATTATATCACGAAGGAGGAATGATTACAAAGATTGGATGGTGTTGCAATTGGTCATAAATCAGGAATGTGAACAACCAAAAATTTGTGCTGAAGTATTTAAAAGTGTGGATGATCGTTTTAAGGTTCTACATCATAGAGTAGATACTGTTGAAGAAAAAACAGAAGAAATTAATAGTATTAATAATGTATTAGCACGTTTAGAAACACTGGTTACTTTACAACGAGAAGATGGAATTCGTAGAGATAAATTGATTGCAGAAATAAGTGAAACTCAAGCAAAAATAAGTAATTCATTAGATGTATTAAGTAACAGGATGAATAGTACTGAAACAAGTGTAGATAAACTAAGCAAGAAAATAGATGAAGTAAGTAATGACAATAAAATGAAACTATCTGATATTATAAAAAATTTACTTATAATTGCAATGTCAATGGGATTTGGTGCAATTGTAAGTACGGTTTTAAAATAAGGTGATATTAAATTATGAAAATATTTAACATAGATGAATTTAGTAAAAAATTAGTTTGGTTATTCGCTATAAATAGTGTGGTATGGGTTTATCTTTCTTACTTATTAGCATTTCTGGGGAAAGAACAAATTGCAGAGAATTTATCAGAAAAAATAGTCATACAAATAATCGGGGTGACATTAATTTATTGTGTAAAATCATTATTTGAAAATCTTAGCAAACATAATAGTTGGCCTGATAAATCAGTTATTAATGAATATGAATATAAAAATGATGAGAATAATACTCCAACTATATAGGCATAATGTGAGGTGATAAATTGAATATTGAATTTATAAAAAGTCCTAATTATTCAAAAGGTAGAAACGGGAAAAAAATAATTGCTATATGTAGTCATATTACAGCAGGTCAATTTCCAGGTTGTCAGAATTGGTTATGTAGTCCTAAAGCTAAAGCAAGTTCTAATTATTTAATAACAAGGACTGGCAAAATTATTCAATTAGTAAAAGATGAAGATACTGCATGGGCAAATGGTGGAGTAAATAAACCATCATGGATTTTGTATGATGGTACTAATCCTAATAGATATACTATTTCAATAGAGCATGAAGGATATGGTTCTAATGGTGGAGATGGAAATTTAACTGAACAGCAATACCAGGCAACACTTTGGTTGCATAGACATTTAATTAATAAATGGAATATTCCTATAGATAGAAATCACGTAATTGGACATTATCAAATTGATAGTGTCAATAGACCGAATTGCCCAGGTAGAGCATTTCCTTGGGATAGATTAATGAAGGATTTAATAAGCGAGGTGGTTCTAGAGATGTTCAAAGATGTTGAGAAGGATAGATGGAGTGCTAAAAGTATTGAAAGATTAAATAAATTAGGTTTAATCGGTGGTTATCCAGATGGAACATTTAAACCTACCAAGGCACTAACTAGAGAAGAATTTGCTTATGTAATAGACCAATTATTAAAAATGTTAGGAAAATAATATTTTAATAATATAAATTTATTGATACAAAGAGGGAGGTTACATATGGGTAATCAAATCATTAGTGAATTATTTTTAAATATTATGTATATCATAGGGTTGATTTTTTCATATTTTATAATTGCACTTTTAAAGAAAAAATTAGGTATAGAGAGTCTTAAAAAAATTGATCATGAAATTCAGACTAATCAGGAGTTGGCAAGACTTGCAGTTTTATATGTTCAAAAAAATTTTAAAGATGTTGACAGCCAGACTAAATATAGAGAAGCATTTATTGCCTTGTCTGAAATGTTGAATAAAAAAGGTATTGCCTTGAGTGAAAGTGAAATTCAAATTTTAATTGAATCGTCTTTAAAAATGTTAAAACAACAATTTGGAAATGCTTGGAAAGAACAGATTAAATAATTTAAATAAAATAGAATAAGGAGTGGTAGAAATATCATTCCTTATTTTTCTCAACAAAAAAGGATATTATATCAATTATATAGAATAATAAGTTCAATAACTTATTATAAGGAGTATTAAGTCATGGAAAATGAATTACTTCAATTGATTAAAGATGTGTCAATTTATTTAAGGAAGTCACGTGCCAAAGATGGTATAGAAACAAAAGATGGAATGGAAACAGATGAAATATTAGAAAAACATAAACAAGAATTAATTTCTTTTTGTGAGAAATATAATTTTAGATATGCAATTTATCAAGAAGTTGTTTCAGGAGATAGTATATCTGATAGACCAGAAATGATTAGGCTTTTACAAGATGTAGAAGATGGTTTATGGGATGCTACTCTAGTTGTTGATATTGATAGACTTGGAAGGGGTAATGAAGAAGATCAAGGACGTATTAAAAGAATATATCGTCAATCTGAAACCTTTATTTGGAATTTCAAACTTTTCTAGCAAGGCAAGAATTTAAAATTATTAAAAGAAGATTTAGAAGAGGTAAAAAACAAGGTAGTAAAATGGGATATTGGACAAATGGAACTCCTCCGTTCCCTTATGAATATAACCTTGATATTAAAGGATTAATTATTAATGAAGAAAAATTAGAAATTTATAATCAAATGAAAGATATGTTTCTTAATCAATTATTAAATTGTAAGCAAATAGAATGGAAATTAAATCAATTAGGATATTTATCTCCCAGAGGTAAGAATTGGACAGCTAAAGTTATAGGCGATATTTTAAAAGATGAAACTCACCTAGGCAAAATTATATCAAATAAAACCAAAGGAAATTTTAAAAAAGGAGAAAAAGTAAAAAAAAATCCTAGAGATAAATGGATAGTAGTTGAAAATTGTCATCCAGCAGTTAAAACCCAAGAAGAACATGATAAAATTATTCAAATTCTAAAAAACAATAGTATTAAAATGACTTCAAGACCAAAAAGAGTACTATCAAGTTTAGTCCAATGTGGTATATGTGGAAGAATAATGCAATTACATTCAAATAAATATACTACTAGTTTAACTTGCCCTGGTTATTCTCCTATTGGAGAAAAATGCCCTTGTTTTGGCATTAAAGAAGATAGGTTGTTAAATATTATTTTACCTTTAATTGATGAATATATAGATAAAAATTATCAAGACAATTTTAATAATAATAAAGAAATCGAAGCATTAAATAAACAAATTGATAAATTTAAAATTGAGTATAAAAAAATTGAAGTTTCTTTAAATAAAATTTATCAAATGCGTGAAGATGGTGAATACACAAAAGAAGAATTTCTTATAAGAAAAGAAAAGAGACAAGAAGAATTGAATCAAATTACATTAAAAATTAATAATCTACAAAATGACTTGAGATCATCTTCAATCGAAAACACTAAACAAGTAGTAGATAATTATAAATTTTATAAAGATAACTGGAAAGATGAACTTGATTCTGAAAGGAAAAATTATTTATTATCCCAATTTATAGATAAAATTATTTATATTCGTACAAAGGAAGATAAAGACAATGTTAAAATACAAATTAAATTAAAATAAGTTCAACATAAAACTTTTCACCAGTGGCAGGTTTCAGATTGAACTTATTTTAATTAAAAAATTAGGTAGGTTTATCACCTACCATTATACTTCTTGTTTTAAATTTTCTTCTGCTGTTTCTTTAATAATTTTTTGAAATGCTTTATTTAAATTATCTTTTGCCAATTTTGATGGTTTATTTATTAAAGTTATGTAAAAATTTATATCATTATTTTTTATAATAATCTCTTTTCCTACTTCCATAATTCCTCCTCATCTTAATAAAAATACTATGAAAACTTATGATTGTCCTATAACTGGATAGTATTGGTAGTTTATTTAACTTTATTTTAATTTCTTTAATTATGCTTAAAATATAAATATATATTTATTTTTATATTTTAATAATTACATGCAATATGTGGTATATAAAACTCGAAAATATAATTTATAACTTCATCCATACTGTCAAATTTAACAGTCACACATTCTTCTATCCAAGGATGATTTATAATAGTGCCAAATCCAATAACGGGTATTCCACAATGTTTATTAGCTTCATATAATTCAATTGCCGTACCTATACTATTTGGATAATTAAGATTTACAACAATCAAAGTAGAATTTCTAACTAACCATAGATCATAGTCCATCACTTCTTTTTCAGTTTTATGTTTCTTTTCTTCAAATGAATAATAATCTGTTGGTGAAACAATATTAAAAGGATTACTTATTCCTTCTTGTTCACAATGATTTTTGAATTTTAGTTTAAATTCATTTCGCCATCTACACATCTCTTCTACTGAAAGTCCACTCATTTTGCCAGCCAGATAAGTAATATCTTTATTCATATTTTTCCTCACTTTTATTTAAATAATGTGGCATATCGTCCCATTCTAACTCACCTAATTCTTGATGATGTATAATAGCTAAAGCATTCCAAGCAATTGCTGATAAATGATCTTCTGATTCATCTCCTGTCATCCATTGAATTACATGTCTAAACATAGATGCTGTATATCTTGAAAAAGGCATTCCCCTTTCCCAGTTTCTATCTCCATATTTATTTGATCCAAGTTCATACCATTTAGACAACCTAATTAATCCAAAAGGTGAAATTAAATCTGGTCTGCCCTTGCCTATTGCTGGTTCTCTTTGTGCAGCAGTTTCTCCATAATTAATTCTTTGACCACCATCATTCATTTTCCCATCTAATTTATTCATATCATTAATCCTTTCTTGATATTTTTATTTTTCTATAGTAATTAATTCACTATAAGGCAATTCTTCAATCACTTCACAAAAATCCAACCACTCCTGCAACTTGTGACATCTCCTTTGAAAATACATATTTCTTAAACCTTGATAATTACCTGTCCATGTTCTCATTTGATTAAATGAAGATGGTAAATTTTGAATTATTGCCAACCATATTTTTTTATCTTTTCGTTCTTGCCATAATTCTATTAATTCATTTAAATGAGATAAAGTATCCTGTCGGTATTTTTCAATTGAGTTGTAGATATATTCATCAGTAATATTACCTAAATTTGTTTCAAAGAATTTATCCCAAGAAAAATCTTCATAAATTAATGGTCTGCTGCCCATTTTGTGCATAGTGGATGTACTGTTTGCTACTGTAGAAATTTTATATGTGTCTGCTTCCTTCCACCAATATAAAGGCGCAGTAATATCCATTGAGACAAAAATTTGACGCATGAATTTTGCATGTTCATTTCCTGCTTTAATAAGTTTTAAAGCAAGTGTCATATCTTTTTCACCAATGATGAAATCTTTGACACTTTCAATAGTAGTGTCATTCCAATAACTATCTGATTTATCCCAAGATTCTAAAGGATTCCGCATGCCCCTTAAAGCCCCTTGAAAATTGAACACTTCTATATTTTCTACTTTAATCAATTTACCTTTCCTTTCTATTTTAATAATTCTTCAAAAACATCCCACTTACATTCTAATAATTCAGTAATCATGTATAATTCATACAACATACTGCTAGTCAAATGATGTGTTGACAAGTCACACTCTACATATATTTCTCTTTTTTTCAAATCAATAATTATTGGTATTTCAGATTCGTAAATACAAATCCATATCTCATCAATGCCAATATTAATTTGTATTTGACTTGACCAATGATCTCCAATAATTTTACGTATTTGTTTAATGATATTATCCATATTAATATTAATTTTCCTTTCTAATTTCTATATTATCTATATGATAATCAGCATCTTTTGCAACAACACATAAAGCAGTAGTAACCAAGCCAACTCCCGTACCAAGAAACAAAGTAATTAAAGCAACATACCAAGGGATCATAAAATTTTCCTCCTCTTATTTTTATATTTCTATTTTAATTTACTTAAATAATTTTGGATTATCATTAACCAACTGAAACAATCCTTCCGCAACACACTCCACTAAATCCTCATCATCATTCCATTTTGAATTACAATAACTATGAAATATTCCATGTATTACTTCGTGTAGAAATGTGACTATTCTTTCATCTTCATATATTATATTATTATCTATATAAATAATATGATTATTGAAATCAATTTGTCCATCTAGCAATCCACCATTTTTATCTCTTATTTCTTCATTAATAAATTTTACTTCATAAGTTCTCCAACCTATTTTTATAGTTTTAGGAATTTTCATTAATCATCCTTTCTTTTACAAACATTCCTTTATGACAAATATATGTCATAGCATAATTATTATTTTCATCAATTATATAATATTCTTCAAAATCAATATCATCTTTTATTTTGTGTAATTTATATGTTTTGTGGGGAATAATTAAATCTTTAAGTGGACTATTAGTATCAGGCAATGATAGCCAATGGGTAGCGTCTGCGATATTATTTACGCTCGTATATTCCATAAATACCTCCCAATAATTAATATATTTTTATATTACTATTTTAATACATAACTAATTAATTTTCAAGTAGTTTTTCCGTTCTTCCCTAGCTTGCTCGTATGTTTTATGATCTTGGCATTTTTCTATTTGATTTATGTTGTGGAAATTAATATCAAATTCATGTTTTATACAAACTGATTTTATTTTTGTTGGTGA